AACGGCTGCAAAGCATCCATACCGAAGCCGTCAAATTCGGCCGCAAACTGTGCCATGCGGCGCAATTCACGTTGCGGCAACTCAATGCCGATGCGCTGCAAATCGCCATAGAATTTCGGATCGAAACCAGTCAACGGACGGGCATTGCGCCCGCTGATGAAAGACCGTTCGGGTGTTACTTGCGGCACTGGTGAAAATCCTTCTGAAAGCAGTTAAAAAATTGCGACTAAAATTTAGCCGGTAAGCTCGATTATTGCCAAGCCATTTGCAGCCGATGCCCGCAAGATGACTTTGCCGTTCTGAATTGCCGTGTAACCGGATGGCGGCAATCCTTTTGCGCTGTAACTGCCTGCCGCAACAGTCTGCGAATTGTTGATCGTATAAGTGCCAGCGCCGCCGGTTCCGGTTCCATTGGACACAATAATGGTTCCAGGCAGAAAGCCAGTCCCCAAAGCTGAACCGGGTTGCAACACGCCTGTTGGCGTGCCGGTCACGGTCAAAGTTGTGCCGCTTGAAGAACCGGCAAAAGTTGTGTTTGGCGAAAAAGACGCCAGCAAGCCGGTTGTGTTATTGAAGCAAAGCAAATCGTCAACTGCGGCGGCAGTTGTCAAAATGGCATTGAAAATACCCATGACTGCAAGCTGACCGATTGATTGGTCAGGCAAAATCATGGACGGCTGCAAAGCGCCGTTCAATACAGCTTCGCCATACAACACATAAGACTTCGGATCAACAAGCAACCCGGCTTGTTCACCAGTGCCGCCAGCCGTGGCAATGCCTTCTTCAACCACCGTGTAATACGTGCTACCGACGTAATTTATTTCAGGCGATGAAACCAACGTCCAGGGAAACACACGCATAGGACCGGAATAAGCAAGCTCGCCAGGCACGCCATACGCCTGTTGCAGCAAAATCGGACCAGACTGAAAGCCCATAGGAAAAATCCTTATCGAAAATTGTTGCTGAAATTACGCGACTTTTTTGCCGTTGAGATACTGCGCAAGCGGGCTTCCACCATCCAGCCCATCCATACCGTTGCCCTGAATTGGCCGGGTGGGTGCAACTGCTTTTCGGCCCGCAATATAAGCAGTGATTGCCGAAACTTCCTGACCATCTTGGGTTGGAATATTCAGCTTCGCAACGCCGTATTTGGCAACTTCCGATAGCGTCATTTCCGCATGGTCAAATGTGCCAACCATTTCGGAAATCTGATTGGCAAGCGCATTGCGCTTATTGATTTCGGAAACAATCGACTTCATGCCGCCAGTTTCCAAAGCGGCAATTTTCTGCCGCACGGGTGCAAGATGACGTTCAATTGCCGCGTCCATGGCCTTCGCGTCCGGTTCAGCCGCCGCAGGTGGTTTTTTCGGCACGCGCTTGGGTTTGCCGGTCGCAGCATCCATGACCGGTTTCATTTTCGGCTTGCCTTTTTCGTCCATCACGGGCGCGCCCGTAGCGTCCATTTCCGGTTCCATTTCGTCTTCCATGCCGTCGTCCGGCGCAACCGCGTCAGCAATAGCCGAATTGATATCGGCGATTTGCGGCAGCACATCCGAAAGAATGTCGGCAACGTCAGACAAACCAGGTTCGGAAGCAACCGCTTCCTCATCCGCCGCGTCCATGGTTGCAACAGTGATTTTCGCTTTCGGAAAACGCTTCTGTGCAGCAGCAGCATAACGACCAACTGCTTGCTTCACAAGAGCGGTATGCGCGCGAAGGTTGCGCTTGCGGAGGCTTTCGGGCATTTCAACAAAATCCTTTTCATCAAAAGTAACTGTTACGCTATCCATCACAGAAATTTCATCACCGCATCGGCCGTCGGCAACTAAAGCAACGTGATTTCCACGCATACGGCGCTGCACATAATCGTAAGGCGTTCCGTCCGGTGCAACCCCTGGAATTGGCAGATAATTGCAATGGTAGCCTAACGACAAATCTTTCTTACCAGCGTCAATTGCGTCAGCAAGAGAAGAAGAAAAAACTTTCAAGTTACCGCGCAACGTTTGCGTGGCAGCATCATAATAAACCTTATCACCTATTACGCCATGCACACCTTTCTTTTCCGGCGGCATATATCCAGGTTTCAAATCCGGATCGCCTAGCATGTGGTGATTGTCAACAAGCGGGACTAAACGAAAACTGTCAATGGTTTCTGGATCGGCCAATTCTTCGGCCGGACGATAAACCATAAACGTCTTAGTAGGGTCCGGTGCATTCAACGTCGAACCTGGATATGGAAACACACCCGCTTTCGATAAAGGGTTCCCAGGAATTTCAAACCAGCCATTGCGGTCAACCACGCGCGCGCTCATGCGCGACCGTTAACATAATCAGCAACCGGCGCAACCTTATTCTTCATCTTCCCCTTCGTCATCCTCTTTTTCGCCAGCGTTTAATTCATCGTCAGCTATTACTGGCGCGAATGTGCAGCGACAATTCGGTTCTTCGCCTGCATCAACGTATTCGTTGTCGTCATCGTCACCAACTGGCGCGCCTTTATCAAGGTCATAAATTTGCCCGTCAAATGCTTCATGTAGCGGGCGCGGGTGTTGACTGCCGCCCGAATGTATCCATTCAGCTTGTGTCACGCCTATTTTTTGCATTCTGCCTTTGTTTAATCCGTTATACAGCTTTCTGGTTTGGTCCATAGCTGTATTATGAACCCAGTTTTTTGTTCCTTCGTCAAACTTCTCAAAAAACGGTATCAAGTCTTCCATACCGTTGCCTTGCGTAACACTCTTGAAAACTTCGTCAGTTACTCTATCAAGATATTTGCTTGGTATTGATCGAATAAAACTTGTTGCGTTTTTTGCTGAACCTGACAAAATTTCTTTAGTGCGCCCGTCAAGTGATTTTAAGTCAATTGTCAGCTTCTTACCTTCTTCTTTTAGATCAGGAAAATCCTTAATGCTTGCTTTGCTACTGTTGAAAGAATTGCGGTTTACAGCATCGGCCATCGACGTAGCTGCATCAGTTGACGTTTGCGCAAAAAGTTGATCGTATTTTTTCTTGAGTGCATTCGTCAATATTCTTATTTGGCTACTTATGCTTGCATCCATGCCCACACTGTGGGCAAAATGTTGCTGCGCAAAATCTTCTGCAAATAGCTTTTGTATTTCCTTGCGTGCTTCTGCTATCATGCGTTCTACAAGCGGCATAATAGAAGCAAGATATTTTTCTTGTGTCGATGCGTTTATGCGCAGCACTTTACCGCGAGCAAGTATGCGCGGCTTTTTCTTGCCGTCAGCTTTGATCTTGCGACGCTGTGACCGGGCACGCCTAGCCTTGCTCTTGTCCGCCGCGTCCTGGCCAGTCTGCATCAACTGCCTGCAATCGGATGAATGCGATTCGGCGGCGGCTTAGCGCCCTGCGCTTGTGGCGGCGGCAACGGGGTGTCAGGCATCGGCGGCACCTTGGGGGACAACCCGTTATACCCGCTGTCTTTGTTCGCTATAAGCCGGTTCCGAACGTCCTGCGCGTCGATGGCCCCCATGGCTTCTAACGTTTCGTCAGTGGCAGCCAAAGCCGAATTAAGCTGCGCTTGCTCAAGGCCGGTCATGGCATCAAGCTCATTCCAACTGACATTGATGCTCAAATCGCCAGCGCCAAATCTTGGCTTCAATTCTGACTGAACGACAAGCATATAATGCCGATCTAAAACAGGCGTTAAATCGTTTTCCTGAATGCTTTCTAGCGTTTCGTGATAACTGCTTTCTTCAAATTCACCAGTCGAATTAAAACCTTTCGGCTGCGTGCCTAGCAACTTTGTGCCTGGCACTTCAGCAATCATGGCAACAATTTGATATTGCGTCATTATGACTGCATCTAAATCAGTCAACGTCAAATCAAATTGTTCTATCTTGTCGTCAATACCGTTAATCTTCACGCCGTAATTGTCGCGCGTCATGCGCCACCAATCCATGCGTTCAGAAAATGCGGCTTCGTTAGCAAGAGCTTCTTCAAGATCAGTAGTAAACACGGTTAGGCGTTTCGTCATAGTCAACATAGGAGCTTCATTTGCAGTCCGTTCGGCTGCATATACACGCTCATATATTTTTTGCGTAACACTAACGCCACCGTAATAATAAGCAGGCTTAAGAACGTCGGCAACTTGTCCGGTTGTGTATATGACTAAATGCGAACGATGAACGATCAGACTGCCAATGCGCCAAAATTCAGGCTCATAAAAATGCAAGTCTGTTGGTTCAATCAAATTCTGCGTAATTAATTCTGGCACAATCCAATAAGG